AGGTTTAAGTTTAGTAAAAATTGAAGGTTCATATATTTTATTTTGATCATCAAATTCAGAAGATACTTTTTGATCTTTAGTAATTTTTTCAATATTGTTTTGATTTATATATTTATTTAAATTCGTATTGTCATAAGAAATTATTGGTTTTGATTTCAAAATTTTTTGATGATTTAAAGAAAAGTAAAATATTAATATTAATATAAATAATAGAGGAATATAAAAAAATATATTCATTATAAATAAATATATTTTTTTATTTTTAATTTGTAATTAATATTATATGATTAATATTCCGGAAGCAATTAAATATAATTTAATATATAAAAATGGTAATGATAATTATATATACGCAGATTATACAGGATCAGGACAACATTCGCCTATTATTGATGATTATTTAAAAAAATATATATATTCTAATTATGCGAATACTCATTCAAATTCACTGTGGTCTAAAATGATGACAACGCGTATTAATAACTGCAAAAAATATTTACGTAAAATTTTTAACATACTAAATGATCAATCAATTATATTTACAGGACAAGGTACAACAGGAGCAATTAATCATTTAGTTAATTCTATCGATTTCTCAAATCAGTCTAAAATAAATATTATAATTTCATTATATGAACATCATAGCAATTTTCTTCCATGGATTGAAAAATCAAAATTATATCCTAATATGGAATTATATATAATACCTTTATCTAAGGAAGGTGATATCGATTATATTTGGTATGAAAATTTGTTAAAAAAATTAAATACTAATGATTTAACTATAACATCAATAACAGCCTGTTCTAATGTATCTGGAATTATAATTGATATTCATAAAATTAAATCCATAATACAAAATCAATTTCAAAATAGAAGTCTATTATTTGTTGATTATGCTTGTTCTGCCCCATACAAAAAAATTGATGCATCAATATTTGATGCATGTTTTATATCACCTCATAAATTTATTGGAGGAACATCAACACCCGGTATATTAATAGCTAAAAATTCTTTATTTACAAAAAAATGTCCTTATGCTCCAGGAGGGGGGTGTGTAAAAGTAGCTAATGATATAAAAATTTTATATGATAATAATATTGAAACTCGTGAAATGGGAGGAACGCCTAACATTATAGGTATAATTAGAATACATTTGATTTTTGTTTTAAAACAATTATATTTTAATATAATTGAAAAGAATGAAACTTTCATAGTAAATTATGTACATCATAAATTAAAAATATTATCTAATAAATTACCTAATTTAACAGTATTATATTTAAATAAATCTTTAAATCATCGTCTACCTATAGTATGTATAAGTATAGATAATTGTCATTATAATACTATAGTAGAAATAATGAGTTCATTATTTGGAATTCAAACAAGGGGTGGGATATCTTGTTGTGGACTCTTTGCAAGATATATTAAAAACACTATGAACATTAATGGATGGTGTCGAATAACCTTTCATTGGTTAATGACAATCTATGAAATTAATTATATATTAAATGCCATCGAATATATTGCTCTTAATCATAAATCATATAAAAATAATTATTTCAATTGATTCTAATTTATAAATTAAAATATTATTTATAAATTAGAATAGTGTTTTAGTTATGGATTTTAATGTTTTACTTTTTGTAACATTTGTAGGTAAAGGTATTAATTCTCTTGGTGCACTTATTTCATTTAGATAATTTAATTTTTGATTAATATTAGTTAAAATATTTGGTAAGATTTCATTTACAACTTTATTATTTAGTTCTATTATTTGATTTGATATATTATATGGTAAATGCCTAGCATATTCAATAAAAACATATCTCATTATAATTATCAAATCATCTTTTGATTGTTCTGGAATTTTAAATTTTTTATCACTTATTTTATAAACAATTAAAATAAGTTGTTTATTTATTATGTTAATATTTTCATTAGAGAAAAATATAGTTTCTAAATCTCCTTGTGCACACTCTGCAATTTTTACATGATTTTTTATTAATTGTTCTCTTAATGTATTAGCTTTAACATTATCACATAAATAAGCTTGAGGCATATCATGAAAATCAAAATTATAATCTGACGGTGAAAGTTTAGCTTTTGCCATTAATAAACCTAAAGAATTTGGTGACGAAGAACATAATTCATCATTAATAGAAAAGCTATGCTTTTTTATTGACATTAAATTAAATTAGAAATTTTTCAAATAATAATCTAATTATTAGATATGAAAAAAATATTTTATTACATTTGGTTATTATTATTAATAATACTTATTATTTTAATAATTATATATATAATAAAAGTAAATTATTTAACATGTGAAAATAGTAAATTACTTGAAGAAAAAAAAATAAATTATCGTACTGATAATATCTATGATTTTAAAGTTTCACAAGAATTTAAACAAATGTTTTCTGATACTCCTTTATCTACAAATTATGCAGGTATAGACGATTATATTAATGAAAAAACTAATTAAAAATATTTAAAGATAATAATTTATATATTATTTATAATGCAAAAAATAGATTATTTAACTGAAGATAATATTTTACCAGATAATCAAAAATTTGTTTGTTTATCTTTTTTAACGGACAAAGATGATAAAGAAAAAAAATCTTTATCGGGAATAAAAGTTCGTGGTGTATTTTCAACTTATGAAGCTGCATGTGCTCATGCTAAAATATTACAAGAAGTAGATACATATTTTAATGTTTTTGTAGGAGAAATGGGTAAATGGTTACCTTTTGATCCAAATCCAGATGATTTAAAAGATTCTGTATATGCTAATGAACAATTGAATACAATGATGAAATCCTATTTAGAAAATCAAGAACAAGCTAAAATTTTTCATGAACATAGAAAAAATGAATTAGTTCGGCAAAATATATTAGATAATTTGACTTCTCGTCAGGAAAATCTAAAAGAATTACAAGATAAAATTCAAGAAACAACTAATTTAGATGAAAAAAATAAACTTAAATTAAATTTAAAATCTATTGAAGAACAAATTAAAAATATGGATGAAAAAAAAAATCAAATTGATAAAGAATTAGAAGATTTAGATAATAAAATTAAACTTTTTACAAGTAAAAATCAAACTAAATTAAATGATATAAAAATTATAAATTAAATTATTTAATTTTATCAACTACAACTTTTATAGAATTTTTTTTCCCTGTTAATAAACTATCAGCATTAAATACTTGTAAACTTTTATTCCAATTTTCATCATATACACATTTATGATATTCAAAAAATTTTTTATTACCAAGAGAAAAATTCTTAATTTTTTTAGCTTTATACCAAAAAACTTTGTCCGTTATATTTTTACTATGAATTCTATTATCTATAACTAAAATCCCATAATTTTCTGTTATATCCGTAAACACTTGTTGGAATATATCAAAGGTTGGAAACATCCCTGCGTAGTGTTCGTATAATCTTTTACGATTTGATATAATATCTTCTGCCAATAAAAATATATAATCAAAATTAGATCTCATTTCGGGCGGTATACCTACAGAATATTGCATGGTTAATATAAAAGATATATGATGATGTCTTCCATTGAAAAATAATTCTAAAATATTTGGATCATTTAACCATCTTCCTTTAGAACTCATACAATCATCCATAATAAGCATTAATGAATCATCTTTTGGTTTTTTATTTTTTTTGCTTCTTTCTTTATTATGTTCATTCATTAATGCTTGACGTTTAAAAATTCTAGTAAGTATAGTACTATCATATTCAGAATAAATATATAAATCTGGTATAAATTCAGAATAAAAACTATTTAATTTTTCTGTTCTACTTACTACTATTGTTGATACAATATTTTTTTTTTGAAACATTATTTCGCGAGTTAAAAATGATTTACCTGATGCTCTTTTAGCAATTATTGCTATAGTACAATAATCTACCATATTATTAATATCAAATTTTTTTATTGGTATTCGTGTTGCACCATAGAGAACTTCTTTAATTGTCATTAGTTTAATATAGATAATTATTTTCGATTAAACTATAAAATCTTTTTATCATCGATAAAATGGTTCAATATATATGTCTTGTGTATAAGAACTTGGTAAATCTTTAGTATATTGATTATTTACTAAATTTTTATTATCATGATTAAATACGTCTATTTTTAATAAAATATATCCTAATCCTAAACAACTACTCCAAAAAAAAGGAAATTTATATTTATCATAATTTGTATTGCGTTTTATATAATGTTTATTATCATCTATATTTTGTAACCATACAGTTATCACAAAAGTTAATATTACGATACTACTTAATATATAGCTAGGATCTTCTTTCATATTAATTATAATCAGAAAAAAATTTCTGATTATATTTAATATGAATAGTTTTGTTCAACTGAATATATCCCAGTTTGAAAAAAATATTAAATATATTTTAATATATTTAATATCAAGTCTTTTGATTCTTTTTTTTGCAAACTCTGTAAAATGCAGGGAACGAACAATAATTAGTTTATTTATATCAATGATATATGCACTTTTAGATATGATATCACCTACCATTAAAATTTATAAAAAAATAAATTAATATACAGTTATATTATTGAAAATTATTTAACTGTATTAGAATTTGAAAAAATAGCTTGAAAATTATTATTTTGAGTATATCTTAAACTTGTTTCAGAATCTTCTATTGCTAAGTCATTTGTTAAAATATGTTTTATTTTATCATCTAATAAATTTTTATTTTTTTTATCATTTTTTCTAAAATTAATATTGGATGAATAAGTTGATTCATTATTTATTATATCTAATATAACTGAATCATGAGATTTTTCTTTAATTAGAGATGATTTATTATTCATTTGTGTT